GCTTTCCATCTCTTCGGTTATAGGGATGCCTTTCTTCTCACAATACTCTCTCAAAGTCATAATAGGCACAACAGTGAAGCAGAATTCAATGACGTTACGAACGTACCAATCGTAGAGCCTTTCGTAAAAGTCACTCTGATGGTACTGTCTTCTGACTGCCTCAAGGAATATCAAGAGAAATCGTACTTGCACAGTACTGTCCCACTTGGCAAAATCGATGCCGGAAAAAACTTGTTTGGCACCGGAGAAAAGGTACTCAACTAACTCGTGCCAACCTCCGTAGTATGGTGACCATCCGGAAGTAGTGTGGGTAATGAAAAAGGGTTTGTCTGTAATCCCGTCCAATGCATCTTGAAACAGCATCTTCTCTAATATCACTGTGTGAACGGGTGAACTGTTGATGGACCTGATCTTTTCTTCTAAGATCTTCTCAGAAGGTCTGAGTTCCTCTTTGCCGATGTTGTCGAAAAATGCAGTGTAATCTCGATCCTCCTTGGCAATGCCAAAAATGAACTTGACAACGGACTCAAAATGTTTCATAAGGAAATCCTCCTTTGAAAAACACTGCCTCTTCATGGGCCAGCCGCAGGCTTTAGTCGTATCCATAGCAATAATGGCTTCTATGAGCGTGAAATAGCGGCAGTATCCAACGTAAAGATTGTCTATATATTCGTTAAACATTTCGACCGACTTAGCCATCACGTCCTCGTCGATATCCAGTTCAATATCGCGGACGTACTTTGAAAAATCTTTGACAATGGTACGGATGGTGGGAGTGGCAATCATGTAGGAGTCGAAATTAGGTTCCGGCAAACCGTAGTTGACGCAATCCCTGACGTACTCCTGATCAATGTTGAGTTTGTCGTACTCGGTCTTGAGGTAAGTGGCCAGCCCTGCCACGTAACAGTTCTTGTTGTTATCAAACGGTGTCTCGATGTCTGCGACAAGCAGATCAAATTTGAGATGATTGGGTAGGTAACCAATGTCGATCTTTCCGTTGAAATTGTTGTTTCTGATCTCGGACACCGGTTTGCTGGGAGCAACGTGATTCGTGAGATTGCCGTCAATGTCGAACTCAACACCAACCTTGAAGTCGGTGTCGTCAACCTTGTTGACAGCATCTTCGATGCATCGGCCAATGTTAGTTATGCCGGTGAAGCCCTTGTGTCTGGCAATGACG